TTAACCGGTGATAGTTATCGTGCCGGCTTTTGTCCTGTGTTGTCCTTGCGCGGCATATGTCTCTGTTTGAGGATATGCACCAATCTTCTTCGCTGTTGTCCCTTGCCACAAAACGTAGTGTGAGACTGCCGAACCCGCAGGCACGTCCTGCAATACATCTGCTGATTGCTGACGCACGCCGTCGGCGGCCGCTCCAAACGCAATAGCCTTACGAGAATAGATGGCTCCAGCGGTTGGCAATTCATTGGCTGTTCCGTCTGCACCAGGTGCGCCTGAGTGCAGTGAAATAGTGTCGACTGTGATGGCATTTGCTGCCTGATTTAAAGCTGCTGGCGTTAACATTGCTAGTTCCTTACTTTTCGCGGTTTAAACTGTACTGGTCCATCAAGGACAATTAGGTCGCGTCCATCTGTATCAATGGCCGCGCATTCGTGGGTAAAAAATCCATTCAACTGGTCAGCCATAGCTGCAGTTATGGTGATGACGATGGCGCCGCCGCTCCAACTAATGCCGTTGCCTAGCGACAAATTCAGCACTTCTGAGTCATCCCGGCCGAATATTTGATACTTCGCGGCCTGAATGCCGCCGATAGGCACGCCGTCGACGTCATGCACTACATTAATTACACCGCCAGTGCCCTGACGGAGGGTTATTAACTCAGACACGTGCACCTCCGCTGGATGTCTTCAGGTTGTAGCTGTAGCGGCACGAAGTCCGTACGCTGTGGGTGTGTCGGCTGCTACTGCGGACGAATGCCACTGTAACTGGAGCAGGCACTGCAGCCGGATTGCTGCCAGAAAGGGATATGGTTGCTGACGCCAAAACGGCGACTGTGCCAAGACCCACTTTGTATCCATCGATAGACGCAGAAGCGGAGGCCGCAAGGCTTGTTGTGCTTTGGCCGATTTTTGCGGCCTGAAGCTGCGTTGTAGCGTTGGCACTTACGGATACATCTGAACCACTCAGTTTGGCCGCTGAGCAGAACAACGCTGCAGCTGCAGCAAAATGCACCTGGCTTTGGCCAACTTTCTCGCCCTGAACTGAAACAAGCGCAGTTGCAGTGACAGAGAACGTCCCGGCACCGGAAACGGTATTGCCTGCATAAAGGCTAATATCTGCGATGGCCTCCACATAAAGTGGAGCAACACCGACTTTGTTTGCAGCTATACCCAGCACCGCATTGATTGGCACCGTGATGTTGGCTGAGGTGTTTTTACTTGCCGACAAAAGAATGCCGGCAGTTATAGACATGCTCAGCACTGCAGAGCCAACTTTACTTCCCTGAGCAGCGGATACAGCTGCAGCAACAGCCGACACAGATGCATTGCCGACCTTGGAGCTGACCAAAGTTGCTTGGGCTGAGGCGCTAACACTGATTGTGGCCTCACCGATGTAGAAGTTGCTGTAAAACACCCACCAGCTGTCAGCTACACCAGTATGAGCAGTGATTGTTAAGGTCCGTGATACGGCGCCCGATGACGTCCACACAGTCCCTGTACCAGGCGCGTTCGTCGCGTTCCACTGAGACTGCATAACACCTGCAAGCTCATGAAAGAATTCTGACGTTGTAACTTCACTGGCCGCAGTTGTCGAAAACCGATGGAGCTGGTTGATGGGAAAGTTCGAACTGGTACCAAAGGTACCAATTTCTGAACCGTTGACCGTCAGTGTCATACCTACACCGACTTTATTTTCTAATGCCCAGGTAAAATCAACACCTGCAGAGACAACTCCCGCAGCGGTCCTGACTCTGTCAGTCGCCGTTGTGCGAAATGCCACAGACCCATCGGTATAGACCCTTACAGCATGCTGTGTACTGCTCGATTGACCGGCAATTTGTGAGTTAACCGCTAATGTAGGGACTTTGTGCTTGCCGCCTATGCGCCAGTTTTGGGTTGATGCATTGGTAATTGCCGTCCCACCAACCGACACATAAGCAGCACTCCCTTGGCCAACGGTCGTCATTGCATTAGGCATATCAGACCGCCGTCACTGTGCCATCGATACGGTATTCGCCACCACGCCAGCGCATCCGCCGTGGCAATCCGTTATGAGGCACTTCAAAGGTATAAGATCGCTGTTGCTGGATGCCATGGTGCGCGGTTGCATGAAACCACTCAGACCAATCGCTATCGTTTTCCTGCATCTGCACAACTATATAAGTCAGCCCTGGTGTGGCTGCTGTTAGCTTCAGCCGCAGAAAGCGGGAATCCGCAGGATCCAGTTCTCGCCACTCACCAACATCAACTAGGCTCGGTTCGAAATAGGCCACAACGTCACGCAGTGTCACGTTTGGCCACAGTGGCTTTGAATAGGTCGCCAGTTGGACCAGGTAAGCCTTTTCGTCTGCAGTCAAAACTCCAGCATTGACGGCATCGGTCAGTAGCTGCGCAACCTGTGGGTCGGCCAGATTGATGCTGTATGAGTCTTCCCGCGCCAGATAAGCAGGTTGAATGGCTTCTGTCACTGATGCAGCAGCTGCAGCTTGCGCTTGTGTGGCATTCGCCAACCGGTTACGTAACCCGGTGGCACCGATAAACGACTGCAGGAGTTTCAGTTGGCTGCCTTGGATTTTGCCAATGGCAGGTGCTGATTGCTGGCGCAACGTTTCAAGGATCACTGGATATGGCTGGCCACGCATGGCCTCCATTTCTGAATGTAAGCTCATGCTGCAACTCCTGCGGCATCATTTGCCGGCTGCGTCACCATCCACAAATGCTCCGGCGCCAGACGGTTCAGACGTTCCTGGCGTAAAGTGCCAAGGATGATGGCCGTATGGTGGCTACACCAGAGCGCATCCGGGTTATCCAGTTTGCGAGTGCCAAACCCAATGCCAACTGCGCCCCAGAAATCGTACTCAAGGCCAAGTAAGCTATTGGCCCGAGTTTGCCAGCCAGGCGCGGCGTATGCAGTTGCGATTTCCCAGTTGCCAGCGCCATAGCGGTCTTTAAATTCCTGCAGCGGCGTTTTCACCACACCATCTGGATAGATTGCCTCGTGCACCACATCGCCAATGATGATGGCGACGTGGGACCAGCGTGACTGGTAGCGTACGCGGATCGCATAACTGCCAACAGAGTGACCCCGCGCAAAAATTAACTGTACTTTTTGGAGCATACTTGGATACCTGCCTTGCCTTTTAAGCCAGAAACGTAATGTTGTCGGAGGCCAACTGAAACTCTGCTCCAATTCGAGCCAAAGCTTCGTTCGTGCGATCAATCAAGATTTTCCAATCACCGGAACTTTCAATCGTGCCGCTGGCTGTAATCACGCCGTTTTGTAATGTCACGTTGAGGTAAATTTCATTTGCGAACGGTTGGCCGTTCACATGCTTTACTAATGGCAGCTTTAAAGATGTAGGTATATTGATGCCGACAACGATATCGCCATTAACATCAGTGATATCGCCTTGCATTCGAATGGTATCTCCGGGCTGGCAATAGTAATTACCCGCGAACAGCTGCAACGGCGCATCATTTGCCGTAATTTGTTTGTTTTTAATGCTATAGATCCGTGGTGCCAGAAATTGTTCACCTGTGTATAGCCACCCAATTTGCACTAGACCGGACGGCTCAAGGATCCAACCATTGCTCATTGGCGCATCGCTGACTGCTGTATTCACGACTTTGCCAGGTGCACCAGTTTCGTTATCTAAAACGACATATCTGCTCATTAGTAAAAAATCTCCACAATACCATTGGCCCCATTACCGCCAGCTACCGAACCAGACATCTTTCCACTAGCCCCACCACCACCAGCCCCATAACTTGCGGATGGCGCAGGGCTGCCTGCATTAAAATCACTTGAACTCGGTCCGCCATTACCACCATTCCCACCGGGCCCATAGATTGAGCTGCCACCACCTCCACCCGGATACACTGTCGTACCGCCAACACCGCCAGTTGAAGCGATGCCCCCAACGATTGTTTTTTTGTTGGCAAGGTTAAAAGGCGACATCAAAGTTGGTAGTTCCCCATTACTTGCGGGAGAGCTTGCTGATGTTCTCCCGCCGCCGCCAGCGCCACCAACTAGAGCAAACTCACTTGGCTGAATGAGAAACCCAGGAAATGCGACTGCTGTGTTTTGGCCCGCGTCTTTTAGAAAACCACCAGCCCCGCCAGAGGCAATGAGCAGAGGTAAATTATTAGTGCGTACTGTAGTGTCGCCGCCGACACCGCCGTTGGAACCGGTAACGCCAATCCCTCCAGCGCCAATCACTATTTGCAGTATTTGTCCCGGCATCACATTGATTGAACACGATACCAAGCCACCTGATTGACCACCCGCCGCACCATATGCGGAGTTGGTACCAGCAGCACCGCCGCCGCCCGCGCCACCAGCGCCGGTGGCCCAGATTTCAAGGCGATAAACTCCATCGGGTACTATCCAGTTTTGCGACGTAGTGATCTGAATTTTTCTTTTGAAGGTGGCGTTGTTTACATCACTCGCTTTATTGCCAAGTAACAAATCCTTTAGCGGTGTGGCATTGTCCATCGCATCCAATGCGCTGGTAATTAGCATGTCCAGGTTGGACTCATTGCAACCTAAGCCAGAAGCGGATTTTCGAAGAAGCAACAAATCCACGAGGCTTAAAGAGTTGTTTGCCGCGTCAATTCGGGCTTGTACTTGTGTTTTGAAATTTGTAACTGATGCCGCCATGTTAAATCCCTGCCAATGCTAATAATTCGACGTCTGCGATGCGTTGTGTCAGTCCTGCTATATCTGCCATCCCGATAGTCACGTTTTGCGTGCCGTTGAAAGGCTTGCCGTTAATGGTCCGGGTGGTTTGTAGCTGCACTGCATAAGTCGCGGTATTCCCGGCGGTGCCGATGGCGGCATAGGCCGCCTGTAGGTTCTGTTCAGCCTGCTGAACTAATGCAGCTGTTTGTTGGCGTAACAGGTCGGTTGCCTGCCTGATTTGTTCTGCAGTCTCTGCAGCGGTCAACTGGTCGTTAAACGCATCAAATGCCGTGTCGACGGCAGCTGCCAATGCCTGCAGCTTTTGTAGATAATCGCCGCCTTTATTCGAAGCGCTAAAAACCACATTGGGTTTTACTAACGGCTCGCTCATCTATGCCTCCCGGACCACAAATTTGGCCGTGTAATTGTTGTAAAAGGTGTTGGTCAGCGGCGGCAGAGATGTGAATTTGGCCGCCATGGCATGCTCGATTTCTTTGATGCCGCCGGCTTCTGGATACAGGCTGATAAACCAGTCTCGCGATAAACCAACATGTTGAATGGCGGCACTTAAATGCGGCCGCTCTGACTCAGGGACATAATCCATGCTAAAAGCCAGTTGACGGGTCTTCGGTTTGGCCGCCGCAAAGACTGAACCTGCTGCGGACTGCTTCTGCGCCGCAGTGGTTTGCCAGGCAAATTCGTTGCCCCAGCTGAAGTTCACGGAAGGCTGAAATGCCTGGCCAAGATACACCCGGTCAAACTCATGGATAGCATCGCGGCTGTTTTCATCCTGGATAGTGATGCGGCCAGAGAGCGCAAAAGTTTCACCAAACCACAGCTGACTGAATTTAAAAGGCCAGGTATCAAAGGCACTCGATACCAAAGGGTCGACCAGCCAATCGAGTTCACCAAGAGCTTTGGTTGGGATGGCGTCCATCACTCCAGAATCAAACAGCAAACCGCCGCTGCAGTTCGGACCTTCAAAAAGCTCAACACGCCAGGTGGCACCATTACTCAGCCAGTGCCGATATAGGACTAGGCCATTGACCAGCGTTAAAGCATCAAGGTTAAACATCACGACTGACACACCACTGGCCGGAGTGATGCCGGCAGTCAGGCTGCGGCCATACTTTTGACTATTGGTCAGTGGTAACGAAGAGATGGCGCTACCCGTCGTGACCGACAACGTGCATTCGTCCCATAAATTCTTCATCAGCATGCGAACGTTACTCACCGGATGACCTCTAGTGTGCAGGTGTCCTGCAACAATTCATCACGTAACCGGGTGATCACAGCCGGCCCTGGTACTGCAAAATATTGGGGATACTCAATCGTCACGGTTTGGCCTAAATCGAGGTTAAACGGGGCTGCAAACGCCGAGAATTCAAAGACTGTGCGCGGGAGCGCTGACCATGCAGCGCGGCGCGTCGCCTCAATCGTTGCATCCGCCTGGCTGACAATCAGCGTACTGACAGACACGTCGACCGCATCCGGATCATCAATGCCGGCATTGTTTGCGGTGACAACGGATTCTGGTTTTTCGTAAGTGGTCGCAATGGCCGGCGTGGTCTCACGCACAGAGCCGGCCAGGCCGTCCGCTTGCGGCGTCCAGTTACGTCGGTAGCCTACTTTCACAGATTTAGCCGGGGCGATGCGCCGGCGTGGCCAGAGGCTATTGTCTTCAATGCCGTCGCTGGTGATGCTCGCAACTGGCGCAGCGGGGCCATTGAAAAACAGCCACTGCAGCTGCCCAAGCCGGCTGTAATACCAGGCAGCGCCGATACTGGCACTGATGTCATCCAGTACAGTGGATAGGGTCTTATCGCCAATGATATAGATGCCCAGTTGGTATGCCGGCAGTGCACTTAGGCCCAATGGCTCGGCGATCCCCATCCGGCCGCACAAATAGCTGATCATCTGTGCAGCAGACTGCAGCCAGGTGCCGGCAGGTTTGGCGCCGTCGACGTCTGCAGTCACCCGGCCTTTAGCGTTGTTGGTGAGTGTGAATGTCCCTGCCGTCAGATTTGCGGTGTATGGGATGGCCACACCGTTTTCACGTACCGCGGTAATGGCATGGATAGCGCCGTCGTGTACCTGGTACGTTTTAGTGGCTTCAACAATAAGTACCGGTGCGACGTTAAAACATCTGCCAATACAAATGGGAACCGGTTGGCCTGCATTTGGACCGACACTGATTAAGGTGGTTTGCAGCTGCCGGCGCAGCAGCTCTGCGGTGTCACGAAGTGTCAGCTGGACGGTATCGTAACTGGTCGCGCGCAGGGCATCTGCTGTGGCGCTGATCACCACACCAAACTGCGCCAATGGCCAGCTCGCATCACCACAGCGGATAGTCACCGGCAGACCGCCAACACTGGCCGTCTCTAAGAGTGCCTGCAACTCTTCATCCATGAACAAATCAATACTGGTGCGCGCCGTGGTGCTGTAGCCGGTAAAAATCTCCGTCAGCTCACGGCCCCAACTGCCAACAGACAAAATCGTGTCGTGGTACGGCTCAAATGCTGGCGCATCCAGGGGACCAGAGCGATAAGGATGCGTCGCACGGCGCAGAGTTTTCAACTGGCCATCGTGTCGCACCTGAAATTCAACCAGGTAGCAGCGGTCCATGCCAGGTGTTTTAATCCAGTCAGCAAACATCATGCTTGCCTCCGGCTTTCAAACATCATCGCTTGTGTGCGCTGCATGTCGTCTTGTAGCGCTGACATCTGCCGTGCCTGTAATTCACTGGCATGGCGTTGCTCTGCTAATTGCTGCTGCAGCAAATCAGACACCACAGACTCTGCAGCAGCCGTTGTGGCGGCAGATGCCGCTGCAGGCGCGGCCACATTGACAGTCACATTCACCACTGGCGGGGGCATATTGCCAATCGCCACTGCGATTTCACTCATGCCGGCACGTAACGACATCGCCGCATCGAGCTGCTGTTGTGCAATGGCAAGTTGCGCGTCGCGCTGGGCGGCAGCTTGGGATTCGAGCTGGTCTAACATCGTCTGTAGTTCGGTCAGCTCAGCGATAGCACCTTCTTGCAGTTCCAGCTGACGTGCCTGGTATGCAGCCAGTTCTGCTTTGGCCAGAGCCTCCGCAGCAGCTTTTTCTTCAGCGGCCTTTTTCTCCAGGTCATCAAGGAGCAGCTGCAGCTCTTCCAGTTCTTTGATGGATTGTTGCTGCAGCAAGCTGTCGGCCTGCTGATACTCCAGCACCGCACGTGGGACTGTCGCTTCCGCTGAATTCGCAAGGCCACCGAAACTGCGATATGCCTGCTGCACCTGGTTAAAAATGGCGGCGTATTCAGAACTGCCTGATGCGTAGTAGTCCCGCGCTAACTCCAGATAGCTGTTTCCGACACCGGATAACTGTTGCATTGCATCCGCATCACCACTGCGGGCTTTGTTTAAAAGCTGGTTAAACTGCTTTTGCGCCTCAGTGAACTGGTCGCCCATCAGTGCCGGGTTGAGATCACTGAGCAGCAAACTATCGGCGGCGGCCAGCAGCTGTTTTGCTGCATCACGCAGCGCGTTGTGGGCAGCGACGTCCGCTTCGTAGCGGGCCTGCGCAGCAGATGCAAGCTCTGCATTTGCTGCAAGTTCAGCGTTGTAGCGGTCTACAATCGCTTGCTGCAAGGCTGATACGGTGTTGATTTGGTCAAGAACAGAGCCGGCGCCCAACTTACTGCGCAGGTCACTAATATTGCCCTTCTGATAACCCACCTCATTCCAGCCGCTGCCCTGGCGGCGGATATCTAAAATCGCGGCGGAAATGGAGCTGCGCACGCCGGCCAGTGATGAGGTCAGTTCGCCCCAGCTGGCGTTCAGGCTATCAAGTGCCGCTTGTGCTTGTTGCATCAGCAAGTTATTCGCGCTGATGTCTGCCTGATAGCGGCTGACAATGGCACCCTGCAGGTTCTGAATGGCTTTGATTTGAGCCGTGATGTCGCCGGTACCGAGCTGACCGCGTAGCTGATTGACCTGGCCAGCCTGATAGGCGGATTCGTCCCAGCCATTCATTTGGCGGCGGATATCCAAAATCGAATTGCCAATGCCGGCACTGGCAGCCTGGATACTATCGACCAGTTGCTTAAAGGTGTTGTTGATGTCGGCTGTTGCCTTTTCCAGCTCTGCGGCAATGAGAGCGGCCCGCTTACGGTCGTAGAGTTTTTCCAGCAGGCTGGTGTCTGCGCCCAGTTCCGCCGCTTCTTTGATTTGTGCGTCGTACCAGGCTTTTAAATCAAACAAGCTCTTTTGCAGGTCGGTCATATCGAGCTTGGCCAGCTCGTCACCGATGGATTTGTTAAAGCCAGCCAACTCCCGCGCTTTACGTTCCTGCTGGTCATAGTACTGATCCATCGCCGGTACCAGCGCCATCAGTGCAGCAAACATACGCTGTCCGGCTTCGGTCGTTAAATCCAGGCTATCGACCAGGTCTTTAAATCCGTCGCGGCTGGTTGGCATCGCGATACCGAGGCTTGCGAACTGTGCTGCGGCAGATTTGGTGATGGCAGCCAGCTGCTCTTGCTCGGAGTAAAACTCGGCAAAATATTCCGCTGTGGCACTTTGGAACTGTTCAATGCCGCCCATCAGTTCAATGATGGATTGGGCTACTTCCAGCTCAATTTCCTTCGTGACACCCGCGAACCGGTTTAACTGCAGGCCCAGATTATCGAGCGCCGAGTTAAACACGGCCTGTTCCTGGGCAACGCGGATCAAGGTGTCATACAAGCCTTCGCCGATTTTTTGAAATTCGGCAATACCTGGCACCAGGTACTGCACCATCAAATCGCCTTGCTGCGAGAACATGGCCTGCAGCTCTTTTTCGATCTCATCGCCCTTGAGGTCTTTAAACGACAGCGCCGGGAGGTTGATGACAAACGATTCCAGCGTTTTGTTGGTTTGCAGGCCCAGCAGGTTCACCGCTTCAGTGACCGACTCGCTCATGTGGGCAAAGATGCGGGCAAATTCAGCTCTGAGCGCATTATCAACGTCGCGGTATTCGGTGGACTCACTGGTGGATTTACTGAGACCAAACAGCTTTTTCTTGGTGGTTTTAATGACGTCGTAGACTGTCGCATTCATCAGACCAGAGCTGATAATGTCGCCCAGCTCCTGGGCCGCAAAGCTCAGGCCACTGTCGACCAGCTCAGTCTTTTTGCTGCCAAAGAGACCGCCAAGCAGTTTGTTGGTCAGGCCACCAACAAGGCCGCCGAGCAACTTGTCCGCCACAAGGCCAATGACGCCACCACCGACCACAGAGGCCAAACCGCTGCCGAGCTGCAGGTTGTATTCTTTGCCGAGTTCGCCTGGGTAATTCGCTTCATTAAAGCGGCCATAACTGGCAACTAGGTTGACCGCCAAGTTTTTAATGCCGGCAGAGAGTTCGCGGATGCTGCCGTTGATTGCGCGCAGCTCTGCGTATTGGTCCAGTTCCAAATCTTCGATGCGGCCAAGGGCGTTGGCGATAGATTCAGATTTTGCGTCACTGTCGCCCATTACTGTGCCAGTGCCCTGAGTCTTCTGGCGGTCTTGCGCACTCACGCCACCACCAGCGCTGCCGCTAAAAATGCCGAGGCCGGCCATAATGGCTGCCATGGCTGCAATCCGGGCAAAGGCTGAATACGGGTCGCCACCACCTTGGTTACTGATGGCTGCCAGCGCATTGGCCGCCGCTTTCTTCAGTGCCAACGCCGTTTCAATAGCCGCAAAAGTAACTTCCAATTTGTGCAGTACCTGACGGCCTTTGGATTGCTCGCTGAACATCTTGCTGGCAGCACCGGCTAAAGTGGCATAGTTCCCCATTTGCAACCGGGCTTGGTCTTCCAGCAGTTTGCGCTCTGTGCTGTCGGCTTTCTCCAGCGCTTTAGTGCGCTTTGCCGGGTCTACTTCTTTTTCGGCCTTTTTACGGGCTTCGCTCAAAGTGACAAACTTTTTGGTGAACTCGTCCTGCTGCTCAGCCATGCGGGCGAACTGGTCCGCCACAGAGCCAAAACTATCCACCAGGGCATTGCCGACACTGCTGCCGGCATCACCGATTTTGGTGAGGCCATCCAGCACTTCGTCATAACTGCCATCGGTCAAATACTTGCGAACATCCAACTGCTCATTCAACAGGCGCTGACGCTCAATTTCGGCATCGAGCTGTTTGATCACAGCCGGATCCGTGACTCTTAAATCGCGGATCAATTTCTGCAGCTGATACTCTTTTTCGCCTTTTACCAGGCGAATTTGCAGCAGGTCGTTTTCGGCTTTCAGTGCTTTAAGGGCGTCGCCCTGGGTTTTGGTCTGATTGATTTGCCGCTGCAGCGCCAGAGTGTCCTGCAGCAGTTTCAGCTGCTTCGGATCAGTGAGTTTTTGGCCGCTGATAGCCTTCTGCAGTTCGTATTCGGCTTCGCCCTGAGACAAACGAACCTGCTGCAGGCGTACTTCTTCTTTCAGGCCTGCCAGATATTTGTCATTGGCCGCCAACTGCTGTGAAGCTTCTGCAGTTTTGAAGAATTGTTTAATGGCAGCTTCGGCGTCTTTTGGCAGGGTTGTCGCTTCTTTAAACTGAGTTTTAAACAGTTCTAAATCAATACCGGACAAAGCGCGGCCACTGGCGTCTACAGCCTGCGCGTTGAGCATTTGGGCGTTGTAGAGTTTGAGTAGCTCGTCTGAGGCTTTGGCTGCACTTTCAGCAAATGGATCTGTGGCACCGGAAAAATCAAAGAACAACTGGGCCAGTTTTTCACTGTCATCCATCAGCACTTTTTGTGTGGCCGATAATTCGGCCAGTTCGCGCTTCAAGTCGCCCATTTCCCGATATGCTTTTTGGGCCTTATTGCTGCCAGGCGAACCGTCGATGATCTTACGGTTCTCAGCCATCTTTTTAGTGATTTCGGCAATACGGTCGGCGTTAGTCGCCAGCTCTTTGGTGTTGCTGGCAACCGCTTTCTGGAGATTGTTTTTTGAAACTTCACCGTAAGCGCCAGACAGCTTGTTTAAGCGGTCAGTCAGCAGATCTGCTTTTTCAGCGCCTAAATCACTGTTCTGGGCAAATTCATAAATGGCAAATCCTGCCAGTACCGCCAGACCAATCGGACCGCCCAGTAAGGCCATCGCTCTGCTTGCGGCAGCACTGGCGACACCTAACGCCGTAATTTTTCCGGTTGCGACACCTGCAGCTGTTGAAACGCCCATCAATGCCGCCGTTTTTTGCAGCAAAGTTAAAGTAAGGCCTGCAGAAGTTGCACCGATCGCTTTAAGACCAATGTTGTAGCGTGACAAAAAGAGCAGCGCGCCCGCACCGCCGGCGATGGCCAGCAAAGTTGCAGACGCGTTCTGCAGCTCAGACGCACTCATGCCATCCAATGTCTTTGAAATGGATACCAACACATCTGCCCAGGCCTGCGTCGCACCAGTGACCTCATCAACCCGGCTTAAGGCAGCGCTGAAGCTGTTGTCGAGCATGGTACCGGCGCGGCCAACACTGACAGGCATTTTGCCAAACTGCTTTTCAATCTCTGGTAACTGCACCAGGATGGATTTGAGCACATCATCCGACAACAGCTTGCCTTCCAGCACCAGTTTGCGTAGATCGCCAAGGCCCAGCTCATTTTCAGATTTGCCAATATCATCCATCCCTTTACCGATGCGGCTGGCCACTTCAGGGATGTTTTCCAGCAGTGAATTGAATTCCTCAGCTCGCAGCACACCGCCAGATAAGCCCTGACTTAATTGCATCAAGCCCGCTTCTAAAGCCGAGGTACTGGATCCGCCAATCACGCCAAGCTTTTGCACGGCATCGGTAAAATCCAGCATTTGGGCATTGGTAGCTTTGAGGTCTTTACGGCTGGTCGACAGGCGCTGAAACAGTTCAACCGTAGGCGCTAGTGCAGCACCATTGCGCTGTGCAATGGCATACATCTCTGCGCTGACAGTGTTGTAATCGTTGGTCTCAGCTGTTGCGGTACGGATGCGTTGCTGCAGGACATTAAAATCATCGGCCCGCTCAATAAGAGCTTTGACGCCCTGGAATGATTGGAACGCCGCAAAAACGACAGCACTGGCTCCGGCCATGGCCAGCATCCGGTTGTGCATCGTATTGAGTTCTGCAGTCGCCCGGCCGGCTTCCTGGGTAAGCTTTTGACTGGCCATTGACGTCTGGCCGACACCCGCAGATGCCTGAGTACCCGACTGCCCCAAATCAGCCACTGCGTGTGAGGCATTGCGACTGGCCTGGGCGACGGTCGACAAGTCTTTTACGACCAGCTGACCGCCTTGAGTGGTCAGCTTGAGGGCGAGGACTAAGTCATTCATACTGCGGGTTTATTCCAAGTTAAAAGGACGAAACATGAATTTTCTGATAGCTGTGGGGATCGTCATCGTGTTGCTGGTTGCTGGGCTGTGGGCCTTTATTTTTAAGAACCCGCCGCGCTAATCCCTGTCCTGCCACACTTTGAGGGCTGCAGCTTCCATCACTTGCAGTCCTTCCCAAACCCAATCCTGCTCGTCCAAGGTCAATGCCGAAAACTCTGATATTTTTGCTGCCCGGACATCAACGGCCTGATAATTCAAGCCGGTCCGGGTACCGGCCATGCCGGCATAGTTCCATTGCGTAGCGCAGGCAAAAAACAAGCGGGCGACCAGTGCGTTGGCAGGTTGCAACTCCGGTAAACCAGTATCTTTTGCGACAACCTGTGCAATGACACTTTCCGGTGCACCCGCTTGGCGCAGGCGGTCAGCAACATCGTCTTTTTTGCTGACCGAGCCGGACGCCCACCACCTGGCTACGTCTTGGAGTTTTTTGTTAAAAGTTCACCACTGCGGGCAGCGCTATATACTTTTTCGATTGCGTCGCGAATCTCACGGACCTGCAGCAACTGGGTGATGTCTTCAGTGGAGATTTGCGCATCTGCACCTGAGTCAGTCATAAATGGCCAGTCATGCTCTGGGTGTTTTTCAATGCCAATGACATAGCTTTGAGTTTGGCGAACGCTTTCTTCCAGCACTTCAGCCATGCTTGCTTCTGAGTCACGCAATTCCTGAATGCGTCTTAAATTGGTGCGGGCTTCATCGGCTGGCACAGAGCGGAACAATACAACGACGTTCAGCGCGTCGTACTGGGCTTCGCCTTTGTCACTGACCTGGTCAGATGGCAGCATGATTTTGACCGGGGCGCGGAACTGGCGCTGTTGCAGGGCTTTCACTTGATAACGTTTTTGGCTCATTTAAACCTCTTTTAAATTGGATTGAATGGTGGATTAAGATTGGGACGTCCATGTCCTGCGTATTTACTAGAAGCGCGCCATTACATCGTTTTAAAGGTGTAATCGCTGTTTTTGGTCAACGGTTTGATGTTCAGCTTTAAGTCCAGATAGAGCTTGCCGGCGTCTTTGCGGCGCGTCGCTGAGGACAACTGCAGGTTTGCAATATTCCAATTGATGATGTTGCCGACATCAGTATCTTTACCGCGCTGATACACCAGACTGCCTTGGTCGCCACGCTTGGCTTTGAGCCAGTAGTTGATGACGGTTGGATCTGGTTCAACAATCGAGATATCCACGGCACCGGCCCGAGATTCAAACGCGATCTCTTCCTGGTTGGTCACATGCATATGACCAAACACGTTGCCTGGCGTGATGCTGAGTGTTGCCATGCCCACATTGGCGCCAAATAGCGTCATGGTTTTGACCGTGTTGGCGGCTGTGTGCATGGGCACACTTAAGCCCGCCCAGGAGACCGCTGGCAGTGCACCGGCTGGCACCGGATCAACATCCAGACCCATGGCGGTAAATTCCCAGTAATCGAGGCCGCCGACTTTGCTGACAAATTTCGCGGTCAAACGTACACCAATCATTTTGTGTAAAACGCCGTTGTTGCCACCGACGTAGTAGCACAGCGTGCCGTGCTCAAAATTCTGGGTGATAGGGGCATAGGTCACGCCGTCGGCAGCGATTGTTTCGCTGTTGCCTGCCAGGCGCATGAGCGTTGCATAGGGAACTGGCGTGTCTTTTTCACCGTCTGCAGCGCCACGGACGTAACACTTAAAGCTGATCTGCTGATAGCCCCCGGTGATTTTCTCAAACGGCGAGCCCGGAAAGCCCAACGCTTCCTGCAGCTGCTCTTTGGTAAATTCCTGGCTGTAGTTGACGTCGTAAACCGCGATGGCATCGGCCCCGGTTAACGCCTGGTCTGTGCCATAAGCACCTGAATTTAACTTCAGCAGGATGAATTCTTCTTCTGCGCGTAAGGTCATTGGTTTTCCTCACTTGTCTGACTTGTACCACTTGCTGGTGGCGCCGGTTGTTTCTTACTTTTGGCCTTTTCGTACTCTTCTTTGCTGACTTCTTTGTCTTGCAAGGTGTACCGGCGGCCCCCGGAATCTGTTGTTTTCATGGTTACTCCTGGTGCACCCGCACCATGGTTTTGAATCGGTACAGCATCCAAAGGGTGTTTTCTTTGATGCCGATAGGTTCTGCCCGCGTTATTTCGATGCGATCAGCATCAGGTGTTGGCGTTTGCCCCAGCAGACATGCCGTGATGTCTTTTGTGGTCTGGTCCATTAACGCCGGGCCTTTTTCGCCTTTAGGGTCGTCCACCAGGCGTAGGCCAACCACCACACCAAATTCATACCGGCATTGCTGCAAGAGCGGTCCAAGGTCTTGCGACGCCTGCCCAAAGCCTGATGGCAACGGGATGACATAAGCCTCAATGGGCCGCTTGATGCCGTCTTTCATGGCACTGGCCACGCTAAACGCACTGCCGACCAATCCAAATGCCGATTTGCCATCCACCTTGTAGGCGCTTAACAACGCAGCAATGCTGGCAAGTAACATCAGATAAACCCTTTACTGGCGTCGCGGTGCCAGACGTTGCCACCACTTTTAATTTCAATGGCAGTATCGGCTGCCGGTGTCGCCTGGCTCGCGCTTAATCCCAGGGACGCTTTACCGTCAGCGACGTCACGAAGCCAACGAACGGCTGCCAGATAGCGCTCCTTAACCAGCTCCGGTACACCGTTGCGGTAGAGGGCGTAACGGGTCAGGTCGGCACAAATACCTGTCAGGATCACCGGTGCAGCCGTCAGCGGCAGCGTGTAGCGACCTGCCAGGTAGCTGTCAATCGTGGCACTGGCGGTTGAAAGCTCCGCCTGGGCAATCGACTCATCCGGTCCGATCCCGTCCGGATCAATCAGCTGATTAATCTCATCGAGGCCAAAACGAATGCGCAGCTCTGTCAGGTCGCAGTACATCAGGCAGCTCCAGCCGCTTTGAAGGCGTCCCAGGCGCTGTCACGCTCGCCACCACTGACCGGACGGCCCAGCATTTTGCTTAAGGGGTCCAGCTGTGGTTTACCGCCCTGGGTGAAGTGGTCCGGGTTTGACGGGTCTAGCAGCGCAAAGGCTTCAGCCAGCGTGTTCACTGTTAGCGCACCTTGCGCGCCGTCTGTTGCCGCGCCTTGACCGTTGCCTGCCAGCAACGATTGGATCGCGCTTGTGTCGACGCCATCTGGTATCTGGTCCGCAGTAACTTCACGTACGGAAAGACGTTTTTCACCAATGATTTGTTGGTACTGCTCATCAGTAAGCTGTTCGGGCAATAACGCGGTGCCTTTGTCGGTAAAGCCAAGTCCGGCCCGTCGAAAGCTGTCTGCCAAAGCTGTCACCAACAGAATTTTTTTCGTAGTCATAGACATAACAATCTCCAACCCCGGCAACCGCCGGGGCTATGCCAGGGGTTACAGGAAGTCGGCGACCAGAACGTCGAACTTGTCTTTGAGGTCATTGCTGACAGACGTGCCACCGTCGTCAATCAAGTCGCGAGACTTAATCTGGTTGGCGATTTTCTGTTTGCTGTTCGGGACCACCAGCAACAGCTTGTTTTTGCCAAGACCCAGTGGCCGGCCACCGTCCGCTTTAAAGCCGCTCATCATTTCGATGGCCTGCCACAGCGTGGCGTAGGTCAGTTCTTTTTTGACGCCAATGGCCATCTGCCAGAAACCGAAACCAACGTTAGATCGCAGGTCAACACCGTAACGGAACAGCTTTTTGGTAAAGACCTGCTCGTCATTCGGGTTATCCATGGCCGTGAACTGCGGCTTTTTGCGTTCCTGGTAAATAATCGGTTTCAGGGAACGGCTGACATCGAGCAGGAACCAAGGCTCGCCGACATAAGCGCCGTCGATAATGACGTTGGACACTGAATTGTTGGTGCCTGAGCCGTCGACTTTGGTGTTGACCGGATGGTCGGTATCGAGGAAATACTGACCGTCATAACAAACCGTAGTGAAACCTGCTTTGAGCAGTGGGAACACCAGTTCGTCCGGGAAGACTTCAGAGGCATAACCCATTTCATCGAACATCGGGTTGTAAACACCCAGATTGTCATCTTCGATGTCGTTGCGGTCGACACCGACGCTGCTTTCAAAGTCTTTGTTTTGGATGGAATAGGCATGTTCTTTCATCGAGTTGATGACGCGGTCGCCAATCCATTCCCGAAAGCCTGGCCACTGACCTAACCAGCCATAAGTGTTGCTTTTAGTGGTGCTCGGAACCACTGTGGCAACCTGCAGGTACTGTGGCTTTGCCCGGACTTTGCCTTGTTCAAAAACTTTGTTAAAGGCAACGCGCATGGCGTTTAAGGTTGCATTACTAATCAGTGCCATGTGCTTAAGCTCCTAAGCCTTGGGCCAACTCAGCGTGGGAAATGCCGATTTGGTCTGCGACTAATTTCTGGTCTGCCGTTAACGACGCGACCGGTGATTTATCCTGTGTATCCGGCGCTTTGCGCTGTTCGGTCTGCTTTGCCGTTAAAGCAGCAACGACCGGGCGGGCAGCAAGCTGTGCTGTTAATGCAGCCATGTTTTGCTTGCCGAGGCTCACCAGGTAGTCCTTTTCAGCAGCCAGAATCAGCTTGCCGTCCTGCTCTGCCTGGGCAATCACTTGCTCCACAGTCAGGCTGGCTGTGGTTGCAGTCAGGGCGGCCACCTGCGTCAGTGCTGCGTTGTACTGTGCAATCGGCACGTACTGCGACAGGTCGACATTGCCGGCGCCGGCGGATTCGAGGGTTTCAATTTTTGCAGTTAAGGCCGCAACACTGCCGGCACTGGTCTGCAGATTGGTCACAGCGGTCAGCGCAGCCTGGGCTTGCTCGTCAGTCAGGTTGTCGCCTGGCTTCAGAGTAATGCCCAGCTTCGCCATCAACTGGATGAGCAAATCAGACATGGGTTTATCTCCGTGGGTGGGTAGTTCAAACCGGGCCGCCAGAGAGGCCAGCGCCTCCATACCGATGGCGCCGGGATTGTTAGTCAGCGCCGCCATCAGAATTTCTGTTGGCTCGCCAGTCGTGGTGTCGTAAGGGAAAACAGCGGACAGATAGCGGTACTCTTTGGCGTCGACATAGCCTTGGGCACGCGGTGTCCATCGAGGTTTAACGAAAAGGCCTTTGCCTGGGCGATACTGAAACTCGTTAAAAAAGCCAGCAGCTGGGGCCGCGATACCGGTTTTGGCTGCGTTTAAGGTTTGGTGTTCGTAATCGATGACCAGCTCATTCTGGCGAAGAGCTGCTTTTGAAATCAGCCGTGCAGCAACGTCTGCATTCATCCGCCATTTGCCGCCAGGCACGTCATGTGGCCGGCCATCAACGGCAGAGAACTCGCCATCAGGTAGCAACATTTTCCAGTCATCGCCTTCGCTCAGTTCTGCCGTCAGAACGGCATAACCCAGCTGGCCAACACTGGCAGCAGAGAGAACGGCGATGGATAAAGCAGATTCGGAAAACATAAAAGCCCAGGGTTAAAAACTCACTGGGCTGATTTTGAATAGGAAAAGGATACTGTTTGAATTAAAGCAATTTGCTAACTATCTATACTGATTAATCAGCCTTGCATAATTAAACAGTCTATATAACGCGCCTTGATTGTTACCATTCATACCCGTAAACAGTGAGTCAAAGTACATTGCAGGAGAATATGGATCCATTGCTCCTATCTGATTTTCAAACCTAAGGGCTGTCGAAATATTTATAAAATTCAACTCAGATTGCGCCTCTTTGGGTAAGGTTTTCCCATTCACTATTAGTCTGAATAAGTCGGTATGTTTAACCGACCAAACAACTAACAGCACTTTTATCCGAATATCAAGATTCCCACCGTCACACAAAGCAAAAGTTGTACAAATCCTCTCTATCGTGCGAGCCTCAAACCCGTAAAAGAAATGGATTGCATTTAAAACGTCAGAAAAGCTAGACAGAGTATTTGAGTGAATTGAGTACGGATTAAAAAACTGTTTTACAAGGAACTTGAAGTGGTCTGCATTTTCTGAAATTTTGGTAACAGGCAACTGTAGATCCAGATTGATAAACTTGTGCAAATACTGGACCGCATCAAAATCCGCACCGAACTCATGTTTGATCAATGAGTGCATTTGTGTCTTGTGATACGCAATGACAAAAACCAAACCCTCTGCGTTAAGTATGTGCTTGATTGATTCCAAAACCTCTAACGCAAAATCTGGTCTGCATCTATCTAACTCATCAATTACAACGAGAATTTTGCCGTGTTTCGAAGAGACTTTCGCGAGCTCTAAAATAGCCTCTCGGAAATTTTCTTTTGCAATTTTCTCCTGTAATCCGTTTTTAAGCTTGTCTGAAATAAATGACTCCAACGCAGCTGTGGCTTCAGTACTAATAATTTCAGCTTGTTCACCGGGCAAAATTGCATCAAGCACCTCACTGGTTTCTTGCTTCAAAATAGTTCTTGAAAGCGCTTTAAGAACTATCGTTCCTGCAGCGGAGAAAACTTTTTTAGCTGTAAAGACTACTCTCCTTTGAGCCTCTTCAATCTGTGCATTATCTGGGGCGCTCAAAGTTTGTAAAATGTGCTGAGTAATCGTAATAAAGGGGTCACCGGATCGTTCTTGTTCAAAACAGTCGAATACGACGATTGGCAATTCTTTGCTTTTTGCAGCTGGCGTCAGATAATTTTCTATGAACGTCGTTTTACCATTTCCCCAAGTTGCATCTATACCAATGCTAAACTGGCTTTTAATCTTAGTTGTTACGATATCGACTAATCTATCCGCAAAATCCTTCCGTTCATACACGTCGACTAGTTGTGCTTGACTCATTCAATGCGTCCTTTCGTTTAAATGCCATTTAAAACTCAACAGAATGCCTTTTTTTGCCATAAACATATCAGCACCGCATATTTACTGATTAAAGGCTCAAAACACGATACAGGCGTTTTTATGAATTGGTAAGATGTTCCCGTAAAATACCCATAATTTCCACACTATCCTGCCAGGGGCCATCGGTGATGCCGATAAATGGTCGCGCCTCAATCCCGTCCTCTTCCCGGCCAAACTGATGCGTTGCGGCATATTCCAGATTTGAGCCAAATAGCAATTCAGATGCAGTGACTTCATAGCTCAAAGTGTCACGCAAAGTACCTTGGTCCTGCAGGATGCGATCTTCACCTTTTTTGCGGGCAAGGGTCTCGGGGGAAAGCGGCGCCCAAGGGGTGCCATCTGGTGCAACTTCCAGTTGAAAGCGGGATTGGTGGGATTCCAGCAGGTATTCGCCGACTTGAGAAAGTGCTGGCTGTAGATCCCGGGTTTTATTCATCAGCTGATTGAGGGTATCGACCAGCTCGGATACTCCGCTCAGTTGAGCGGCAAGGTTTATGCCGGCCATTCACTATCATCCGACTGCAAGAGTGCAAACTCTTCAGCGCTGGCGTCTGCATACATATATTCGACCACTGAGCTGAAACGCCTATAGTCTTCACCGCCTGCAGCTTTGGCTTGCCTGGTCAGCTCCTTCACACGCTGAATTTTCTGACTATACGGCAAATCGCTTTTCAGCACTGCGAATGCTTCATCAGCCAGCGGCGTTTCAGGCACAGAGTCAAAGTCGCCGGCCATGGCCCGCTTAATTGCATCTTCAATCGACATCAGCTCAACGCCTGTTTCATTAATTGGTCAAAGTATAATGCAACATCTTCGTTCCAGGCGGCCAGTGCTTTGCGGTTCAGTAACCACATCACAAAGTGTTCGGCATGCCACTCTTTGAAGTTTTCCGTTGCGTATTGGGTCAGCCAGGTGGAAATGCCACTTCGGCCAAGGCCCGTTTTATAATGCAGTTGGTGGCCCATCTCGTGCAGCCAATCACTGAGCAGGCGCCCGTCGCCGCCATCTGTTACTTGCTTTTTAATAACATCCGATAAAGTCCAGGCCGGTTTGCCACCCTGTTTTAGCAGGATTACCAAATCAACGGCCCGGCGCATTTCATTAATTGCCGCTTTACTAAGGGCATTATCAGCACTCGCTTTGATAACTACATGATTATAACTCCTTGATGTAAAACCGTCGGCCAGACGGTAACCCTTGGTGGTGTAACAATGTAGCGGGTGAACACCCGGCACTTTGCCCAGGTAATCATTTACATCCGCCAGAATCTTGGTGGGCGCAATAGCTTTGGGATTCATTTGCGCCTGAGTGATAAACAGGGTTTTGATGTCGTGCTTTTGCAGGAACTGAGACAACTGCTGCACTTGTGGGCCGGATGACGTTGCCGCCAGTTCGGCCAGTTTGTCGTTCAGGCGATGGATATTTACGCCCGGCACAGTGCTAAAAGCTGAAGGCACTAAACGGCCTGGTAAACGCTCTGCCAGAGGCAGCTTGTCGTCCAGTTGTTGTTTTATTTGCTCACTGGGTTTGCTTGCGCCTGGTGCATAATCAAACCCCGGATCAATTCCTTTTGGTACAAGGTGTACTTCGCCGGTCTTTTTATCGACCCATTCACGGCGCTCGATTTCCGGTTCGTTGGAAACCTTCAGGCCTTTTCGCTCCAGACTTTGTTTGGTCTCGCCAATCACTTTGCACTTACAGCCCCAGCCGTTCTGCGGAAACCATACCTGCCAAAAGGCTGCTGTCTTGGGTAAAACCAAGCCGTGTTTTGCCTGATGCGCTGGACGCGGATATCGGCTGTCGCCATGTACATAACGCCAGAACTCAAATTGCTGCAGCTGTTGATAACGACCAGCGTTATAAGCCTGACGCATATTGGTGTCGTAAATGGTCCGCGCCCGCCAGGCGGCATCGCCGGTATGTTCCCAGCCGGTGCGTTTAATGATGTTTTTAAACTCTCTTTGAAACCATTTTAAACTGCGGCCTTCAGCAATAGCGGCATCAACTGCCTGGCGCAAATCAGCCAGTAAATCGGCCTTCATCGCACCGGCCACCATAAAACCGACGTTGTGTTGCTCGCGCCAGATATCTGCCCAGCGCTCACTTGGTAGGTTGACCTTGGCCCGGAAAAACGCAATGGCCTCTTTAAATGGCAGGCTGCCGTACTGAGCAGTATTTGGGGTTGGCATCAGTTACCTGCAGCGACATCAAAGCGGCCAGCCAATTCTGCAGTACTGAGTGCCAGTTGCATCACTTCGGCCAGTTCTGATTCATCCAGCTTGCCTTCAAGTGTCAGCAGTTGCTGCAGCAAGTCTTCCAGGCTAGTGGCGCTTGCGACCAATTCTTCAATCGGTTTCATTAGCTTACCCATTACAGGAGCTGCTTTGGCTCGCAGCTGTGCGGCAAGTTGGTCGGCTAAATCGTGTTCCGGCAATTCGGCCCTCAGGCTTGCAATGGCTCTTGTCAGCGCTGCCGCTTTATCTTTTGTCGGCACCGCTGGCACAGCTGGTGCCTGTGCGCCCAAGACCGGTTCGTCGTTCTCCGGTAATGGGATTGATAATTTTTGATGGGCCCAGGCGGTTGGGATCTTCATGCCGGCATTGGCTAAGGCCGGCAGGGCTTCGCTGAACAGCTTGATATCTTCGGCTTCCTCGATATCAAATTTCAGCTGCGGCATCCGGCGCGGGTCGCCGGTGTAGGATTTGCCGTTCAGCATGTGCATTGGCCATAGCAAATCGCGGTTCAGCGTGCTGGCCAGTTGGCGTAAGTCATGATTACGGATATCAAGCCGGACTTCATTGTGCACATTGCCCAGAGCCTGGCTGCCGGTACTGTCAACTTGTGCCGTCAATGTTTGGCCCAGAATCACTTTAGACTGGACGCGTTCACACCAGGACATCATGGTCATAAACGGGTCGCCACCGCCTTTGGCCGCTTCGACAAAGTCCATTTCCATGCCTTTTGGCATAATGCCGGCACTGTTATGGCCAACACTCCAAACCGCTTGCAGCAGCCGGTTCTTCTCTTCGTCGGTAGCGCCCGCCGGATATTTACCAATCCGGATCGGAATGCCATAAATTTCCAGGAACTCAGCCAGGTCTCGCACCGAATAGTTCTTAAAGATAAATGGCCAGGCTAATTGGCGAATCAAACCAGTGCGAGCGACATAACCACTTTTAGCTGCGTGGCGATGCTGGATCCAGCCAAACTGTGCCAGCGCTTCGCCTTCTGCGGTGCCATTGCGCAACACCAACTGGTCCTGATTGTGCGGAGATAACTGGAACCAGGTGGCCGGTCTGTGCTGAAAATCAGCCGGCAGGCGAAAATCGTTATAGCGCTCCCAGTGAAACTCCAGATTGCTGAAGCCCTTTAAAATACCGTCGGCCATATTGAAGATCACATCTTCAAAGTTCGGGGTATCCGCCAGTACATCGTTATACGTGGCGGCGTCTTTCTTTTCCTGGGCACTGGCATTGCGGGGCGGTTCAATCCGATACGGCACACTGGTCAGCGCCATCCGACGCTTGAACAGCTCGGCATAGATATGGCCGTCTTTTTCTTCAACATCTTCGGCCAGATAGCACTGCGCCAATAAATTGCCCTGTTCTGCATCCGTCATAATGGCCGCCAGACTCATTGGCGTTAAACCACGGCTTGGATGCTCGGCGAACTCCCGGCGTAGCTGCAGAATGCGGGGGCTGTTATCGGTCTGTTTTTGTTTCTCTCGCACCCGGAACATGGTGCCATTTTTGTCTGTTTGCATTACCAACATCCTGCTGAGGATTGCATATGGGAGGGGGAGTCTTTGTTCTGGGTCAGCGCCGTGATAGAGGTAAAGTCGATTTCGCCGCCTTCCATCCAGCTGGCGCGGACTGCCATGGCCAAAGCCACTGCAAAGTCGCCGTGGCGCTGCTGGCCATCGGTGCCCTTGCCGGAGCCTTTTTCAATTTGCGGCACGCCGTTTTTCATCTGGATTTTGCAGAGGTCATCAAGGATGTCCTGGTGGCGCGGGATCTCGATAAAGCCATCGTCAAATTCGGCTTTAAGCTTGGGCATCCACTCGCGATACCAGGCTTGGCTTAACATCACGCAATCGACCATTTCAGTGCCGAACTTCAGTCGGGCCGTTTCAGCCAGATACCCGCCGTTACCGGTGCTATCAAATGCGGCCCCGGTAAATCGTGGCAGTCGCTCCATGATGTACATCAGGATTTGGCGCTGGGCTTCATAAGTACCGTTGGAGATCTCAACGACAAATGGCACCCGTTTGGTCAGGTCCGGCCGGATGGTCATTGGTACAAAGACCGACAAGTCGCCTTTGCGGGCAAAGTCCTCGCCGAACACATGCCGGCAATTGGCAGGCAGTTGCTCCAGCAAAAACTGCACATTGTTTTCCAGCCATTCACTGACAATGCGCTGCCGGTCTGCATCAGATAACAGCTCAAAGTCTTTGGGCGCCGTAAATCGTACAATCGGAATACTGTGGTCTTTGACCATGGCGCGCTCAATGAGCGTGCGTTTTAAATAAATGCCGGCACCGGCTTTTGGCACACAGAAATATTCTTCCAGCGCATCTTCTTCGGTGGCGGTGTCTTTGAGCAGACCTTCCTTCCACTCGATTTCCTTTTCCATACTCCAGCTGAGCTTTCGTGTCTGGCAGATGCGCTGGTACAGACCATCGCGGCAGGCATCATCCAGCGTGATGGTATGGATTGAGTAGCGTTTTTTGCCGGCGCGGCTGTCTTGAATCAGCTGGTTAAACAGGTTTTCAATGCCGTTATGGGTGCTGATTAAACGGACTTTACTGCCCCACATGGTCAGTGCCAGGGCGGCTTTTAATACTTCGGCCAGACGTTCGTGGAATGCGGCTTCGTCGATGGTGACATTACCCTGCATACCGCGAAGGTTTGACGGGTTGGAGCTTAACGC